CGAAGCTCCAACCCACTCCCGACATGATAAGAGAATTAGTGACCAATACGATCAAAGCACTACCTCTTCGGGAGGTTACAACTTCGCTGGCCAAGCATGGTGAAGATATTTTATATATCGTCGCCATTGTTTGTGCTGTACGTCTTTTGCGCGCACGCAACAAGACAGTCGTCAAACACGATGACGTCTCATCCTATATGGTCTACCAAACCATACTTGATGACGACGGAAATCCTGACAGTTTGGATGATGTTCTTGAAGACTGGCCCGAGCCCGGCCTACTCCCCCAGGAGTTAGAAATTCGGCCAATCCCCGTTTGGGATCCATTCATAATTGATGACCAGGAAAACGATAATATGGTCGTTTCTTTGAGAGACCGTGATATACCCGGACACCGTCCCGATGCCGATAATGGCGAGGGGCGAGCCCCAGTTATTAGACCGGATCGCGATCCGAATGCTACACCCGATCGTAGGGTTATTAGTGGGCGGACTCGCAGATTCCATGCATACATGGTACGACAGTTGCGTGAGCTGTTGCCTATGCGGGAGAGAACACAGAGCAACCGACAGGTGGTCCAGATAAGGGCTTCTAGACTCTTGGCGTCTCACGGATTAAGACCAGGGCACATGGCCCGTCATATAGATGTCATTGTGACACTGTTTTTTATACCTACTCGAGTAGAAGTCGAACAGCAACGGATGTTTTCAGTATCCGAAGCAATCGAGCGGCGTCAAGCCGCGGTCACCCAATATCGGGCGACTATCTGGTCCCTTCCCACAGGGCCCAGGTGGTTGTTCGGTTGAGGGGGCCGGCGTCCCGTGCATGGGCGGAATTCCCGTAGTCAGATTTTGGAAGTTGACTATCCGCCCTCATTGCACGTTGTTCGGGATACCGGCCCAATGCGGCCAAAACTGTGTCATGCTATAGACTGCGTTGCTCCTGACAATGTCGTTGGCGTACACAACAACCAAATTGATACACTACTCCATGGAGTCTTAGAGCGGATTTTCTTTGTGAAAAGAGACGGGGCATTTGGGCCACCGCCAAAGCCTCTGCCGGGGGTAGTAGTTAGTAGATTATCAGAACAATGGAAAGCAATCACTATAAGTGTAGGATCCTCCACCCGTATCGATGCGCATGAATTTGCCATGATGTATACCGGTCGCAGGAGAATCATGAACCTGAACGCTGCCGATTCACTCTTAATTTACCCGATCACCCTTAAAGATGCCATGATTCTGGTTTTCGTGAAGGCTGATAAGACGAACTGGACCTTGAAACCTGGTGCTGTACCACGCATCATTTCACCGTCTAATCGTAGATATTTGGTTGAGACAGGGAGATCCATTAAGCCCCTGGAACACAAGCTTGTTAAAGCAGTAGATGAAATGTTTGGTGAACCAACCATCATGAAAGGGTATAATGCAAATGATTGCGGCAAGCACGTTTTTGACAAATGGTCTAAATTCCGTAATCCAGTCGCGATAGGGCTGGATGCGTCGAGATTTGATCAACATGTTAATCGTGACATATTACAGTGGGAGCACTCTATATATTGTCAGGCTGACAGTGACCCACAGTTAGCCTGGTTGCTCAAGATGCAACTTAACCCCAAATGTACAGGTAGAACGTCAGACGGGTTCCTTAGATATACAGTCGAGGGGACGCGCACAAGTGGGTGTATTAACACCGGGATCGGGAATTGCCTCATTATGAGTTCCATGGTCCATGCCTATATGGTGCACAAAGAGCTCAATTTTTACTCTTTATTGAACAACGGCGATGATTGCGTAGTTATCATTGAGAAAAGTGATCTTAATAAGTTCAGTGATGGGCTGTCAGAGTGGTTCCTTGAAATGGGGTTCACGATGGTGGTTGAAGACCCTGTCTATGAAATAGAAGAGATCGTCTTCTGTCAAACTCAGCCAGTCTGGGTGGACGGAGGATATAGGATGGTGAGACAAGTGCCAAACTCCTTTCTAAAGGATAGTTTGAGCATTAAGCCATTAAACTCCGCATCTATGACCAAGAAATGGATGGATGCAGTGGGTCAAGGCGGCATGTCACTTAGTAGTGGCTTACCTGTTTTACAACAATTCTATACTTATTACCTAAGAGCAGCAAACTCCATCAACCTTAAGCGGACCAAGAGTCGCAGGGTGATGCAGCGCCGAAAAAGATCAAAATTGTATTTGGACCCAGTTATGGAAACTGGTTTCGCACGCATGGGACTGGGGATGGACCCTAAGTTCATGCGTGTTTCTGATCGAACCAGAGTGTCTTTTTGGAAGGCATTTGGGATTGATCCGGAAACGCAGGTATGCCTCGAGAAGCATTATGATCAATTGCAGTTCGAGTTTGAAGTGGTACTGGTGGATGGGCCGGTAACGCCCGTCTTCCTCTTCTAAACAGGAGAATTTTAGAGAAAATATGTCTGATGTCGTGGCAACGACTATAAATAAATGTTTGTCCCTCTTTGTTGAGGGCACTACGGGGTGTGTGGGTTTCAACTGACCAAAACGTTACCGAAAGGTGTAAATATTTACGTGCTAACTAGAATGCCGAGAGACTGCACGGATCAACCTACCTTAGGACTCACACATGAACAGTCCACCTTGGTCACTGGTGTATCCCGTGATAATGACCAAAACAAATGCAAAAAGAAACAAACAAAAGCCAAAACAAGCTACCAGAGCAGCAGCTGCGCCGACGAAGGCCCGCGCCAAGAGCACGCCCTTTCGTGACACAGGCGGTATCCTTGGCAAAGCGGTGGGAGGAATTTTTGGAAACGCTAAGATCGGAGGGAACGTTGGAAAATGGCTCGGTACTGGAATCGGCTCGATCTTTGGATCAGGCGACTACCACCTTGCTGGAGCCATGCCTAAATACAATCTCTTCGCTAATGGAGGGCAGATCCCCAAGTTCTCCACCAACCATCAAACCAATATTGTCTGCCATAGAGAGTACCTTGGGGATATAACTGGCACAGCTGCGTTTGCGAACCAGTTGTTTCCATTAAACCCCGGTATTAGCAAGACTTTCCCCTGGCTTTCCACAATAGCATCAGGCTACCAGGAGTATAAGTTCCATGGGTTGGTATTCGAGTTCCGTTCGGGTGTGACTGACTTTGTTACCAACGGTACGCCGGGTTATGTGGTGATGGCGACGAATTACAACGCGGATGTTCCAATTTATTCTACCAAGCAACAAATGGAAAACTCAGAGTATGCTGTTTCGGTGAAGCCGACTGACAACCTGATGCACATGGTCGAGTGTGACCCCATCCAAACCGTGGTACCCCAGGCTTATGTTAGAACCGGAGGGGTACCAGCTGGACAAGACCTGCGTCTTTATGACCAGGGTAACTTTCAGTTTGCAACCATCAGTAATCCAGTCCAGAACATTGGTGAACTCTGGGTGACGTATTGTGTAGAGTTCTTTAAACCGATCCTCCCACTTACCTCCGCGGCTGCTGGTGGTGCTGTCGACCATTACACACGTGGTAATGGTAGCGGTGGCAACACGACGCTCTTTGGGCTTATACCGATTAGTAACAACTTACAGCAATTGGGGACTAACGTGGTGCAAACCTCGTCCACGGTTAGTACACTGTTCTTTCCTACTTTCTTTGCTGGTGTTTACTGCGTGGAGGTTACTTGGGTAGGGACGGCAGTGGCCATAAGCACGCCTGTTATAACTTATGGTAGCTGTTCAAATGTCCCAGTGTTCAACGGAGGCGTCGCTCAATTGAACGCACCAAATGCTGGAGTGACCGCGACCACGTATACGCTTACATTGTACGTGGCGGTCCCGGCCCAGAGTGGCGGCGCTTCCGTGACGTTTACAGGTGGCCTATACCCATCGAATGGCGGCCAGGAGATTTTCATTACTCAGGTTACAGACCTGATGGCTTAGTTTCTTTCCGTCCGTGATGACGTAAAACTATTTTTAGTCCGTAATGACATAAAACTATCTGACGTCCCGGGTGATAGTGACGTTAAACTGTACCATTGTCGTTCTATTTTGGGCGACTCTAGTTTGCACAAGACGGAGTGAAAATGTGGGCACCCCTAGGTAGACGATGGGGTGTGCAGTGTCGGCGTGGAATTCGTCGGCCGATGTGGCGGTCCAAGAAATGACAACGCCCGTGTGGCAGGGCACCGATATTAGCTGGGAAAGGGGTAGAACCGGATCCAATACCAGTAAAAATTCCCTCCTGTGTTGGGTTGAACTCTAGGGTGACTACGTCTCACCTATCAGTTATTACCAACACATTCTGTTCAATTAAAATAAGGTATCCTTCTTTGGTGGCAGGACCCCTTCATACGCGTTTGGTCACGCAGTTTGGGGCACAAAGATTGGACCTTGGTAAAACCGTCTATAAAAACCTTTATGGTATATTTCACTAAAAATTACCCAATTGGCCCCGATTCTCTTTTAGCCAGTTGTATCTTGCGCCTTGCAATGAGGCCATTGCGGTGGTATTCCGTGTGTTGTATGATTTTGCAAGCCTTATAACACTACTCTATTGCTATGCAGGGTCCCCATTTATGGGGCCGCTGCTATATATTGAATTACTGTAAAAGGATTTGAGAGCGACCTACGACTTATTCGTGGGGGATGGTTAACATTGGTGCGGCTGCATAGAA